TAATCGTTTATTTTCTTGTGTTTAGTATAAATAAACTAAAGGATACTGATTATGAAAAAAGTCGAAGACTGGATCAATGAATCCAGAGAAGTTAGAACAAGTCATTTAGATTTGTCAGAGCCTTGTGTAGAACGAGGTGGAAACAGTACAGTACATCGAGGTGTGCTTGCACAATATTTAGATACGAATCTTCCATCAAAAGTTGATTTGTGTCATGCTTGTCATAACGGCAAGTGCTCAAATCCAAAGCATTTGTATTGGGGAACGAGAAAAGAAAATGTACAAGATGCTAGAGATAACGGGACATGGAAAAGTCCTTGGGACTTATTAGTTGAAAAGTATGGTTATGAAGAGGCTTGCAAGATGCAATCTAAACCAGGTAACACATATGGATCAGGTAATAAAGGTAAACCTAAGAGTGAAGAACATAAGAAAAATATAGCAAATGCTATCAAAGAGAAACATGCGCGGGTGGTGGAACGGTCTACACATC